CTCCTTTTTAAGCAAAGCCTTCTGCATTTTCCCCAAAGCCGCAAACAACGTATCTTTACAATCCGTATAGATATACAGACTGCCCACAACTTTACCATCAACAAGTACGTCGTATGTTGGAGATTTGATTGGCCCATGGTTCTCTTCGAGTATTATCACTATTTCATTCCCCCTTTTCCATTTCACGTATTCTACGTTTAGCTTTATCCAATTCCCCCATCAGATATACTACTAAATCACATCTGTCTGGCATGATAAAATCTTTCCCTGTTGTTTTTCGCCATAGTCTTACCGCTCTCATATCCGCTTTCCATACAATATCGAACACATTCTGGAGTTGTTTAGCATCTTCTTTCAAAGAATCCACGAGCATTTCCATATTTTCTAACCGTTTTTTCAAGGAATCTCTCTCTTTAACTAGCTTTTCTAGTTCTTGCATGAGCAATTTTCGATCACTATACATCAACGTCCCTCCTTATAAATTTACGCTTCACTATATTATACAACACCATTTTTGCTCATTTATGCATAGTTTTCCATGGAAATTGTGTTTGATTTGCAATCATAGTATACTGTATAGTTCTCTGTCATAGTAGACAAAATTGAATTATGGGTATATAATGCATTTATAATACGGTAAGGAGGTGAGTATGATAGAAAATATCAGTACCAACGAATTGGTTGGGCAAGTACAGCGGATTACAGCTATGGCTGAACTGGCTACAAGAATGAATGTCGGTGCTAGGATGGGAATGCAGTATGACGGCCAACGGGATATTGCAAAAGCTCTTGGTTACCCACAAACAATACGGTACAACGACCTCCTTGCCGCATATACCCGTCAGGATATGGCGAAAGCCATTATAGATCGTCCTGTAAAATCTACTTGGCGTGGAGATTTCAAGCTAGTAGAAACCCACAGGGACGATGATACGCAACTCGAAACAGCTTGGTCTAATTTATATAGGAAATTGCACATAAAGCAGAATTTCCTTAGAGTGGACAAGCTAGCCTGCCTCGGTAATTATGCTCTTCTTTTTCTTGGTTTCAATGATGTGAATAGTCCTGAAGAATTGATACGACCTGTTTCTGCTGGGGTAGGACGTGAATTGCTGTATTTGAAACCGTTTGGACAGAATGTCATTCAGATCAAAGATTGGGAAGATGATACAAGTTCACCTGAATATGGAATGCCGCTTATTTATGAAGTAGACATTGGAGAAGCATCATCTAAAAAGAGCCGAACTGTCAGCATCCATCGGTCAAGGATTGTTCATGTAGCTTTCGACCTACTTGAATCAGAGTATGAAGGTGCTCCTGTTCTAGAAGTTGTTTTTAACCGTCTGAAAGACCTTGAAAAGCTAGTAGGCGGTTCTGCTGAAATGTTCTGGAGAGGTGCTAGACCTGGATATGCAGGTAAAATTGATCCAGAATACATGCTGACGAAAGATACGGAAGAGGGATTGAAACGCCAGCTAGATGAGTTTGAAAATAATCTGCGAAGGATACTCATGCTTGAAGGTGTTACACTCGATAGCCTTGAGCCGCAGGTAGTTGACCCGTCTATGCACGTTGATATCCAGATTCAGATGATTTCTGCTATTACTGGTATTCCTAAGAGAATTCTTACAGGAAGTGAGCGAGGTGATCTTGCTTCTACGCAAGACAAAGATAACTGGCTCGACCTTATCCAAATGCGACGGGAAGAATATGCTGAACCTAAGATCATTCGAGCAACCATTGACCGTTGCATCGAGTTTGGAGTGCTTCCTAAGCCTGAAAAGAACACATACAAAATAAAATGGCAGGATCTATATGCACCGTCTGTTAAGGATCAAGCAGATATTGGGCAGATTCGTTCGCTTGCCTTGAAACATTACACGTACAATCCTGAAGCAGAGCAGTTTATCCCGTTTGAAGCGTTCCTTACATTCTTCCTTGGTTTGGAAGATGAGGAAGTGGAGTATATCAAAAAGCTCCAGCAAACAAGTGAAAGGATATTGACGCCTGAATTAAAGGAACTTGCGAATGAAAATGCACCAACACGGAGAGAACGCCCTCCGCGGAGAGGAACACCTCGAGAGGATGAAGAACTAGAAAAGTGAGCAGGCTATTAGGGCAGACTAGGGAAATAACTACACTTACTTATAATGGGCAGGTTTACTTGCCCTAGTCTGCCTCTCCTGCTCCAGCTATTCTTCATTCTCCTGATAATATAGATTGCAAAGGAGGTGGTGATTAAACAATGACAACCGCAGTAATCAGTATGTATCAGGTGCAGGCAAATAATTATGAAATTCGTATGGAAACGTACATGGGAAGAAAGCATTTGATCGTTCCTGTAGTGATGATGGTAGAAGGTGTGCATTGTGGTAGTGCTGGCCCGTTGTTTCATTCAATAGAAGAGCTTGGTAAGTACCCTGATTCTTGGAATGGAATCCCTGTTTCTATTCAGCATCCCGAGCAAGATGGGCAGTATATTTCCGCAAACAGTCCTGAAGTTATTGAACGGCAGACTGTGGGACAGGTTTTCAATACGTTTGTTGATGGAAATAAGCTAAAAGCAGAATGTTGGATTGACATTGAACGGATTATCGCGATCAGCCCTGAAGCATACTCGTATCTCCAGAATAAACGACCTCTGGAAGTGAGTATTGGTGTGTTTTCAGACGATATTCCACAAGAAGGCGATTGGAACGGAGAACATTATATAGCTATTGCCACCAATCATCGTCCTGATCACCTTGCTCTTCTTCCTGGTGGCAGAGGTGCGTGTTCCTGGGCAGACGGAGCAGGTATCAGAGCCAATTCTATGAAGAAAGGAGGAGAGCCGGTGGATATTCCTGCAACGATAAAGGATCTTGTGTGTAAAGGATACGGCGTTCTATCGTATCAGAGTAATGAAGGTTTTCGTTCCATTATGTCGCAGATACAGGATGTGCTCAATGGGTACGATACGGATCTAAAACTGCATTATCTGTCGGAAGTATACGAGGATTTTTTCGTATATGAGGTGGAATCTCGTATCAATCCAGAAACCTATATCACATCCGTAAAGTATTACAAACGTCCGTATTCTGTCAATGAAGATGGCAAAGTTGTTTTTGGTGACACAACTACGGAAGTGATGCGCAAAATTGTGTATGATGAGGTTAAAACTAATTCCAAGTATCGAAGAAAGGATGATGTGAAAGTGGACAAAGCAAAAATGGATATTCTGGTCCAGAGCGGAGTGTTTTCCGAAGCTGACCAGGAGTGGCTTACGGGACTCGATGCCGAGCGCCTTGATAAGCTGGTTACTGCTTGCACTAAGAAAGTGGAAACTCCGCAGGCGAATGAGGCGAAAGTGGATATTCCCACAGTCATTCAGGCACTGGCTGAACAGTTTAAGACTCCTGAACAGTACATCCAGCTGATGCCGGAAGAAATGCGTGATCAGATGGAATCGGGACTGAAACTGCACAGGGAACAGCGTCAGGCAGTCATTGACAAGATCAAGGCGTTCAATGTATTTTCGGAAGAAGAGCTTCAGAAAAAATCTCTGGATGAACTGAACAAGATTTCTAAGCTGATTCCTGCGCCTAGGGATTATTCGCTTGCCGGAGCCAAATCTGTCAATACGAATACGGAAACTGAGGAAGTTCTGCTTCCTATCGGGCTGAAAGCCTAATCAAAAGGAGGGTAAAAGAATATGGCGTACAATACCATCAAAGTTAAGAAGTATTCGGATGTTATTGAGGAGATGGTTGCCAGTGCGGCAATCACTCCGGGTATGCTTCTCATCATTGAAAGCACCGGTAAAGTGAAAGCGCATAATCAGGCAGATAAGGATGTATTTCCTATTTTCGCACTTGAGGACGAACTTCAGGGCAAAGGGATTGATGATGCGTATGCGGCGAATGACCCTGTCCAGTGCTGGATTCCCTATCGCGGAGATATAGTCAATGCTATTCTCGCTGACGGAGAGAATGTTAATATTGGTGATCCTCTTACCAGCGATGGCTACGGTAGGCTGAAGAAGCATGTTACCGACGTTGGTGCGTCTGCGGCTGAACTTGTTTCTGTATATCCTGATCAGATTGTTGGGTATGCTGCCGAGGCCCTTAACCTGTCTGGTTCTAGCGGTGAAGAAACTTCTGGCCCTCTTGGCTATCACAAGCGCCTGCTCGTCAGGATTGCGTAATCACAAACATAAGGAGGAGTGCTGAATATGGAACCCAATGTCTATGTGGATTTTCTTGCTAACGGAGCGGCGCAGGGAGAAGTTGCCCAGAACCTTCAGGTTAATGGTCGGCTTGATCCTGCTATGCTTCGTCCGTATATTGGAAGGGATGGGGCATCCTACATCACCGTCTGCAAACACGGTGCTGATCCCAAGGATCCTAAGAGTTATCAGTCTATCCGCGTGAATTCTGGCGCAACTCTTCGCAGAGAAGAGTGGCAGTATCTGGATGAGGCTGTTCTCAATGTTTCTCGGTATCGTCTTGGTGGTATCGCTGACCTTGAGGCGAATGGACTTGTTTACAACCTCAACAATGCTATGGGAACCACCGTTCTTGAGTACCATGATGTATCTGACGCTTTCGAGGCAGAACTTACGATGGATGGAGTTACTAGGAGCAAGGGCGACCGTGTGAATTTCGGTGCAAAGTACCTGCCCATTCCCATCATTCATGTGGACTACGAGATTAATGCTCGTGTTCTTGCCGCTTCTCGTAGCCTTGGTAATGCTCTCGATACGACTCAGGCAGAAGTTGCCGCTCGTAAGGTTATGGAGAAGATAGAGAAAATGATGTTCACCGGTGAAACCTATTCGTTCGGTGGTGGAACAATCTATTCTCTTGTCAATCATCCTCATCGTAATCCTGTCACTCTCACGGTGAATTGGGATGATCATACGTCTACCTCTTCTGGTGATCCTGTCATTACAGGTGCAAAGATCATTCAGGACGTTCTTTCTATGAAGCAGGCAAGCATTGATGCTTACCACTATGGGCCTTGGATGCTCTACATTCCGACTGCCTACGAAACTGTCCTTGACTCGGATTACGATACGTCCACTCCTGGTACTACGATTCGGGAGAGGATTATGAAGATCGAAGGTATCAAAGGAATCAAGGTTATTGATGTGCTCGCTGCCAATAACGTGCTCCTTGTACAGATGACCCCCGATGTGGTTCGCCTTGTGAAGGGCATGGCTATTCAGAACGTGGAATGGCAGACTGAGGGACGCTTCATCAATAAGTACAAAGTTATGACGATCCAGGTTCCTCAGGTTCGTTCTGACTACAACCAGAAGAGCGGCATCGTTCATCTCGCTCCTGCACCCTAAAGGTTAATATCAGGCTAATCACGCCTATATAAAGGAGGCATGTAAAAATGGTTGAAAGTAAGGCAGTAAAGAAAAAGGTAGTAAAGAAAAAGGTTGTTGAAAAGAAAGAACCTGAAATTACTACTTCCAAAACTGAGGTGATTACTCCTCAGATTGTTGTTACTCCTCCGGGAATGTGTACATGGAGGAAAAAGGAAGGTGCTACATTCAGGCTTGGTAATGGTAAGAAAGTAAAGCCGAATGAAGTATTCAAGGCGTATCCTCGTGAAATTCCGCCTGCGTTTCGTGACCTGTTTGAATTGCTTGAAGGTGACGAGAATGCTGTGGAACGAGTGATTACCGCTCCTTCTAAGTTTGCTATTGGTGAACGTGAAGACGGTATGTTTGATGTAGTTGATCCTGACGGTAAGTGTATTAATGATGCGCCGCTCGGTAAAGAGGATGCCGAAAAACTGCTTATAGCACTCTCTACCTGATATTATGCGGGCGTGGAATACTCCGAGGATATGGGATAAAGGTGAATGTTGGATAATAGGAGGAGGTCCTTCTATCACACAACAATTTCATATTCCAGAGAATGTGATTGAAGCGGTTAGAGAGAAAAGATTGCCGCTTTCTGCATATTCTCCGTATATGGAAAGCATTCATTCTAAGCATATCATCGGAGTAAACATGGCATTCCAGCTAGGAAATTGGGTTGATTTTTGTTTCTTCGGAGACGATGGTTGGTTTCGGGACCATAGAAAAGAATTAGCCCAATTTACTGGTGTAAGGGTATCTTGCGCACCTATGTTCAGTAAAAATACGTACCATGCGGATAATGGGGAACGTATTAAGTACCTAGCACAGGATCCTAAAAAATCACACGGTATTAGTGAAGTACCCTACACCGTATGTTGGAATGCAAATAGCGGAGCGGCGGCAATCAGCCTAGCTTCTCATCTAGGTGCTAAAAAGATTGTTCTGTTAGGATTTGATATGCAGTTAGATCCTAATGGAAATAGTCATTGGCACAAAGAGTACCAAATGAATCCAGCAAAACGATCCGTGTTCCCTCGACACCTTAGAGGGTTTCCAATTATCGCCGCGGATGCTAAACGGATGGGCATCGAAATATTGAATGCTTCTCCTGAAAGTGCAATTGACGTTTTTCCTAAAATGACGGTGGAGGCGATATTGAATGGTTCTCCATAAAAACAATATCGCGGTTATAGGACATGGTCCTAGCACTCGCGGAAGGAAACTAGGCAGTTTCATTAACCTTTGTGATACGGTCATTCGCATGATCGAATGTGATTGGCAGGATGCGGAAGATTACGGTAGTAAATATACGATCGGTGTATATGCTACGGGAGGATCTGACGATTTTACAAAGGTGATTGAACGAAAGCCTTCTCTTTGCTGGTGGGTGTACGTTGCGGCTGGAACCCGTCCTTCTACGGCGATGAATGATGATACAGTCGATGCTCCAGGTGTTGCGGGTCGTCCGATACGGTGGTTACGAAGAACTGTATGGGATTGGATCGGTGATAATAAAAAGTTCTCTAGAGGTACTGCTGCCGCGATTGCGTCTATGGCGCTCTTAAAACCCACTACAGTTCATTTAGTTGGGTTTGATGATGTTGCAAGGGGTGGAATGCTGAAAGGAGCATATCATCCTCCTGAGTTGCAACAGTACCTCAAAGAACAAGGAAAGACACTTGCCAGAAGTGAAACAGACCATGATTGGAATAATGAAGGCACCGTACTCCAACGTGCCGCAGACTATTACGGAGTTGAGGTGAATTTTCTATGAAAACAATATCAGAGGAATATATTCGCCTTAATTCTGAGGTACACAACCAGCGGAGAGGGTACGGTAATTCAGCCAATCGGTTTGCTAAGGACATTGGGCTTGTTTTGCATCAGTTCCACACAATGTCTTTTCTGGACTATGGATGTGGAAAAGAATCTTTGATCCGTTGTATTACGAAGGACTATCCGTATCTTGCCCAGAGAGCAAAGTATGGTGCATACGATCCAGCTATACCGCACCGGTCCGTTAAGCCGGAAGAGCAGTATGATATGGTTGTTTCTACAGATGTTCTGGAACATATCGAACCTGAATATCTGTCAGCCGTGCTGGAAGAGATCAAAGGATATGCTAAAAAAGGTGTCTATCTGAATATCTGTATGCGCCCGTCAGGAGATATTCTACCTGATGGTCGAAATGCCCATCTGATCGTTAAAGATGCTCCGTGGTGGCGTGAAACACTATCCAAAGCGTTTGAAGGATGGACACTGGAAGAACGGGATGTACTTGACTCTTGGCGCAATTATACAGCAGTATTGACACCACCTAAGGTTCAAAAGCCACTAAATATCGTCTGTTTCTACTGGAAAGGTACGAGTAGTCGGTACCCAGGATGGGACGATGTGGATTTGGCAAAGATTTATGTCAACAATCTGTATAATGGCGTCCGTCGAAATTTGAACAAGGATTACAAGTTCATCTTGTTTTCCAATGATATTGAAGATGGGTTGGATCCACATGTAGAGATACGTAAGTTCCAACCCATGTCGTGGACGGGTTGTAATCCTAAATTGTATGTGCATAGCCCAGATGCAGGATTAGAGGGAAGGGTGCTTACGTTTGATCTGGATACTATCATCGTAGGAGACCTTACTGATTTCGCAGAATACGATGGGGCTTTCACTACACGGATGGAACCCAACACAAGAAGAGTTACAGCAGGAGACTTGCTAGGATTTGAAGCAGGTGAAACCTATCAATTGTGGGAGAATTATAAGAACATCTCCAAGTATGCTGAAAAGTATCAAGGAGATGAAAGGGAGATCTACAAACTTCTTTGGAAGCATTTGCTATATTGGCAAGAAGAGATACCTGGGCAGTTAGTTTCTTATAAGTGGGACGTGCGCCCTAACCAGAACAGACTGCCTATAAATGCAAGAATTGTAAGTGCGCACGGTAAGCCTCGTCCACATGAGATCAATGCGGAATGGATTAAATCGTGTTGGTGGGGGAAATGAAACATTATGTAGAATCCCCTATCATTGTAACGGGTTGCCCACGAAGCGGAACTAGCATCATTTCTGGGATGTTAGAAATATGCGGTGCATTTGCAGGAACTATTCCACAGCCTACGAAACACGAAACAAGAGGCATGGGAGAGAATCGGGTTATATATGAGGATGTTGTTAAACCGTATATTCAGAGTTTGCAAGCAGATCCATCTGGACAATGGCCATTGATGGATTCTGAAAAACTGATGATTCCTATCGACTGGGAATCAATGATTTCAGACGCCTTGCACAAGGATGGCTATATGGGAGGCAAATGGCTATATAAGAGCAATACTGCGGCTCTTATGTGGAAAGTGTGGTCCTACGCCTATCCTAGCGCCAAATGGGTCCTAGTACGCAGGCGTACAGGAGATATAGTTTCGTCATGTTTGCAGACCTCGTATATGAAAGCATTCAAAAACCCTGCATATCGTAAGGAAATTGGAGCGGAAACAGAATCAGAAGCATGGATCCATTGGGTACATAAGTATGAAGAAGCCTTTGTAGGGATGTTGACTGCGGGAGTTAATTGTAAGGTTGTCTGGCCGGAAAGATTCGTAAGAAACGATTATCAACAGTTGTATGAAGTAATTGAATGGGTAGGGCTTGAATGGAAATCTTCTGTAGCGGATTATCTAGACCCAAAGCTATGGAAGAATGAACGGAAGGAGGAGTGCTGATGGCTAGAGTAACTCCAGCGGAAGTAAAATTGATCCTTCCTGATTCTGAACTGACAGATCCTGTTCTTACCGCATTTATCACCAGTGCAAATAATCTTGTGAATGCGGTTCTTACAGAATATCTGTCGGAAACAATGCTTACTGAAGTAGAAAAATGGCTGACCGCGCACATGATTGCTTCCACAGTTGAGAGAATGGCAACTAGGGAAGGAGCCGGCGGTGCAGAAATTTACTACACGGGTAAGTACGGACAGAATCTAACATCCACACCATACGGCCAGATGGTGCTGTCGTTAGATCCATCAGGAAGAATGGCGGCTCTCGGTGGCAAGACTGTCACCATGATTGCCATTAAGAATTTTGATTGATGGCTAGCGGGCTTATCAAGTTCATAAAAAAAGTGTGTGTTCAGTCTGCCGTCTATTGGGGAGCACCGAAGCCCGATGGATTTGGCGGAATGACATACGGTACTCCCGCAGAAATAAAATGTCGGTGGACAGATAAAGTGCAGGTAATAAAGTGGCAAAGTGCGTATGTTCCTACAAGCAACGAATTTATTTCTTATGCGGAAATCCTGTTGTATGATGATGTGGAGCTTCAAGGTGTGTTATGGCTTGGTTCTCTTGCATCCTTGTCTACCGCACAAAAAGCCGCTCCACTCACAATACCTGGCGCACGGGAAATAAAGACACTGGAACGGGTTCCTTTGTTCAGATCGTCCACGGAATTCGTAAAGAAGGTGTATCTGTAATGGCATACGCGGTATGGAATGGTTTGCCAAAAGTGCTTCAAAATCTAAATGCTCAGGTAAAGAAGATACAAGGACGGACGTTAATCGGGCTGATACGTGGTGCAGCAATTATCAAAGATACGATGGATTCTACGCCTCCTGTTATACCTGTTGATACAGGGAATATGCGCCATAGTTGGTTTGTTGTCACGAACAATGGCGGTGTTCGGGCTGGAAGGAATCCTAGTTTTCTGCCGGGTCCGTATAATGACCGAGATGTTGCAAAGCTAAAGAGTGACCACGCTAAGGCGATTTCAGTATCCGCTTCTATGATTAAAGGTAAAGAACCGGCGGTAGCATTAGGTTTTTCTGCCTATTATGCGATGTGGGTACATGAAAACGTAGGCGCACATTTTACAAAACCGGGTTCTGGTGCTAAGTTTTTTGAAGCAGGAATAAAAAATAGTACCAAACGAGTATTGATGGTGATACAATCGGAGGCGAAAATACGATGAATGCTCCTTCTATTGATATAAAGGATATTTTAGCGTATATTCCTCCTTCCGAATCATCTAGTGGATACGATCCTGTTAATGAGTTTGGATTAACATTCGGATCAAATTTATTTGTAGGACGAGAGCCTGCACAACCAGACGAAACAGTTACAATTTTCGACGTTGTAGGATGGGTGCCTCAGCTTACCTTTAACAAAGAAGAGATATACGAGTACCCGGCTGTTCAAGTAAGAGTTCGTTCCAGATCGTATGTCACTGGTTGGAATCTTCTTGAACAGATTGTACGGAGGTTACATGGGATTACTCAGGAAACATGGAATGGGACATTGTATAGTGTAGTGCGGTGTTCCAGAGCACCGATGCTCTTGGATTGGGATGAAAATGCAAGAGTGCGGTTAATTGCTAGCTTTGAAATTCAAAGGAGGAGTGCTTAATATGGCAATCGCTGGTGTTGGAACAGTATTCAACCGTTGGGACCCTACATCGGGATCGTCGGGCGGATGGAAAAGAATTGCGGAGATTAACAATATCACTGGCCCGGGTATGTCGAGGGATACGATTGATACTACTACTCTTGATACTGCGGGTGGATATCGGACATTCATCACAGGATTCAGAAATGCGGGCACCATGACCCTTGCGATGAATTTTACTCAGGCAACCTATCTTCAGATGAAGGAAGATTTTGAGAGTAATGATCCTGTTTCTTATCAGGTCATTCTTCCGGATGATGAGGAAACTGTGATCGAATTCGATGGACTTGTTACTGAAATTCCGTTGACGATTCCTACGGATGACAAGATTACTGCGGATGTTACGATTCAGATCAGTGGCCCTGTTGATGTATACAAGGGCAGTAGTGGAATGTAATTAAGAAAGGAGCCTAATCATGGCATTTTTGAACAGGGAAGAACTTCTTAAAAAAGCGCAGTTTAGAGTGGAACGAGTAGATTTTCCTAATGGAGATTTTGTATTTGTTCGCCAAATGTCTTCTAAGATGAAAGATCAGCTAGAAAATTCGGTTCTTAGGCGTAGTATTGACAAGAACGGACAGGTACAGTTTGAACAGGATCTTTCAGGATTCAATGCAAAAGTAGCGGCACTTTCTCTTTGTGATGAAGAAGGTAATCTGCTTCTTTCTCTAAGGGATGCAGACCTGCTTGCAGAGAACAAACCCGCAGAAATGATTGATACCATTTCTCTTAAAGCAGGTGAACTGAACGGCATTTCTGTCAATGCGAAAGAGGAAGCAGTAAAAAACTCCGAGAGCGACACACCCGAAGATTCCTCTTCAGGTTGTGTCGAGAATTAGGATACACACACCCTAACGATTTGCTGGAATGCCTCTCACTTGAGGAACTACAAGAATGGGAGGCATTCGATTCCTTAGAGCCTGTGGGAAGATTAGAAGAACGAATGGAATATATGTTTGGGATGGTTTGTGCAGTTATCACAAACAATATTGCCGCCATATTCGGTAAGAAGGGTTCTAATCAGACTACAGTAACTCCAGCAGATTTCATGCCTAAATGGGGTGTGTTCCCTGAAGAAATAAAAAAGGAAAAACAGATACAATCTGTTGAGGAAATGAAACAAATACTGCTTTCTATGGCTAAAGTACAGAATGCTAAACATCCTAGAGAAAGGAGGCGAAGAAAATAGATGGCGGGTTCGTTCGCACTTGGCACGCTTGTGACTACACTTGGTGTTAATTCAAAACCACTGTTGACTGCGGAAAAGCAGGTAGCCACATTTGCTAATAGAACGAATACGTTGATGGCGTCTGTCCGTAGGACAATGATGACCGTATTCGCTACTGTTGGTGTGGGCCGTCTTGCTAAAGGATTCCTTGATGCCGCCGTATCTGTGGAAAATTACAAAGTATCTTTGAACGCTGTTATCAAGGACGCACAAAAAACGGAAGCTGTATTCCAAGACCTTTTCAAATGGGCGGCCATCAATCCTATTGATACGGATGATGCTATCAAATCATTCGTTCGTCTGAAAACAGCTGGTGTGGAAAATACACGTGCCGCTGTTGCCGCCGCGGCAGATGCGGCAACAGTTATGCAGAAACCTGTTGAATACGTGGCAAATGCGATGGTTTCTACGAACAATAAGATGCTTCGGCAGATAGGTGTACAGCTTGACCGTACAGGTAAAACAGCTATTATCCGAAGTGGTAAAGTACGAATTGAAGTTGAAAAAGATATAGATAAGATCCGTCAAGGTATTATCGAGGTTCTTCAAAAGAATTTCGGTGGTGCGATGGAAACTTTCAAAAATACCTGGAGAGGTTCTCTGAATACCATGACAGGTCTTTGGTGGACTTTCATGGCGGAAGTTATGGGAACAAACAATTCAGGAGGTCCTTATGAAACATTAGTCAAAGGGATAAACAGGGTTCGGGATGCTTGGGTAGAATGGAAAGAAACTACAGATTATACGGAGTTTGTAGCAAATACCCAAGCAGTATTTTCAGCCATGATTGATGGGATGATTAGTGGAATTGAGATGTTAGTAAAAGGGTTTAAGTGGTTGCTTGATAATCTAGAGATGGTAAAAACAGCGATTATTGTATTTGCAAGTGCAAGAGTGATGGGGCTTCTTATTCGTTCCTTTGCTTTCCTTCGTACTGAATTAATTGCAGGAAGTGCGGCCACTTCGTTATTTATGAAGGCGATATATGCGCTCAGGCTTGCATTTCTTGAACTACGCACGGCAAATACAATTTTAGGAGGGCTGAAAGGCGCCCTTATCGCATTAGGGCTTACACCTGGCGGACTGTTGATTGGTGCGATAGGTGGATTGGTCTTGCTTGCAGAAAATCTGAAAAAACCGTTCCAAGTTGCGTATGATGAGATTCGTAGATTCAAGCAGGAATTGCGAGCCATCCCTGTAGACAAGATTAAGGAGATTGTTGATCTTAGTTATTCCATGGGTGGATTTGGGATGGGGGGAAATTATAAAGCATCTATAGCACAAGCCGTACAAGGAGAAACATCACAGACTTTGGCTGAAATAAAAACACAAGCTGGGAAAATGAAAGCTATGTGGAACTACATAAAGCAAAAAGGGTATGGAGATAGGATATATGTAGAGCCAGAAACACCAGATCAACCCAGCATGGGCGGCGGTGAATCTAAGTATAAAAAACTCATCCAGCAAATGAAGGATGAGGCAAAATATCTTGGTGCAAACGTACAAGCCTTTCTTCCTATACTGGATCAATGGGCATCTAAGATGAAACCTCTTTCTGAGGATTGGAAGCTGATTAAAGATTATGCTATGGAAATACGAACAGGAATGGCTAAAGAAGCTGGGAAAGAAGCCGCTGATACAATGAAACGGCTGGAAGAACAAATAAAATTGCAAAAGGAAGCGAGAGAAGCGGCGGAACAAGGAGTAGAAAAGTTCTGGAGCACCGCGGCTAATGGATTTTCGCAAGGACTCATTAAAGGTCAAGAGTATTTCCAGATGCTCACAAATGAATTTGAAAAATTGAAAGAAGCGGTAAATGCAGAAGCCGGTGGGTTTTTAAATATGGAAGATGTATTCAATTGGTCTGATCAGATGCTTGCTAGATTCTCCGAATTGCAGAGTGTGGGAGAACATCTTGCTAATCTTGACCTATCTAATCTGAATAAGCAGATGGAGAAAGGCGTCATCACCCAAAAAGAGTGGAACGCGGCGGTACAGGAATTGCTTGATAAATATTCCGCGCTTCCTTCTGTCGTGGAACACATAAACAGAGCTCAGCAAAACACAAAGAAGACCTCTGACGAGTTCGGCATCAGTGCAAAGCTCTGGGCCAACGATCTTGCAAAAGGACTAGCAGACGCAATAGTCAACGCGCAGGACCTCGGGGACGCTCTGAGGAATATTGCCAAGTCCATAGCAGGGAGTTTCTTACAAAAGCTCATCGGTGGATGGATCGGCGGTTTATTCGCAGACGGAGCGGCCTTCCAAGACGGGCGCGTCATCCCATTCGCCAAGGGTGGAATCGTTACCAAACCGACGATCTTTCCCATGGCTCGTGGCATGGGCCTCATGGGCGAAGCCGGGCCGGAGGCGGTCATGCCATTGACACGGACAGCAGGGGGCGAGCTTGGCGTTAAGGCAGAGGGTAACGGCGGCGGCGAGACACACATCACCATGAA